ATTTGACCACATTTGGGAACCATCTCCAATTCTGAGTTGACGACTTTTTCATCACCTCTGAAAGCTCCGTCAGGTTTGGGGTCATTCTTGTGCTGTCTCTTATTGAAGAGGAGGATTTTGTTAGTACTCCTGGAGCTCTCACCGTACAATCCCTCATCTTGCCTTTGCGGATCTTTCTTCTTGTTAATATTCTCAAGCAACCGCATTAAAAACTGTGTTAACTCCTCCTGTGTCAATTTCATGGAAGCAAGCTTCTCTAAATCCACAAATTTGTTCAGACCGATCCAAAGTTCCATAGCCAGCTTATAAACATCCTTCCTCGACATCCTCTTCTTCAGGTGAGTTTGTCTACTAAGAACGGCCATTATGCAATGGTCGAGGTCGTTACTAGTCTGCTGTCTACCTCTGGTCCGGCCCATACTCAAAGCATGAACCCCTGGCTTGGCATAAGGATGTATAAGGGGGCGCTGATTGGTTTTAAGATGGAGTTTCTGATACTTGTTGGGAGCACCAAAGTGGGTGTAACCTGTCTCTCTCTTATGATCAGCGATCGCAGTCATTGCCGGAGCTATTTGACTTAAGATTTCCTCAGTGTACTGCACGCTATCATTGTCCACGCCCCAATTGCCGATTGTATCCTCGACTGGATCGTAAGGCAGCAGAGTGTCTTGAAGATTGTCACCGACCATCTCATAATCGAGCCCGTGGATGTTGCTGTGTATCGATTGGTTAATTGAAAAAGTGAGTGGTGCGCTGGCAATTCCATGGCTAACTGTGTTGGGAAAGTAATCATAGTCCTGGCTCGGCTCGCCTTTCTGGAAGTTGAAATCGCCCTCTTCTATGATTGTGTCAACATTAGAACTAGGGCCATAAATAGTAGGGTACCTGTTTCTGGACCCCACTTTCTCATTGAGATCCATTTTAATGGTTTTCTTCGCTGGGAAAATCTGCATGGAGCTCTCAGCTTCAACAATCACTTCCATCGCGTGTGTATGCCGCGTTAACGCGACATAGTGTTGTGCAGGGACCAAAAGGGCCAGTCTATGGCACGCACGAGTGATAAACAGTCTACTTCTTTTTGGCCTAGAGCCCTGGATACTCGCGATAGTGTGGCATTTGCGCCTTTCGCTGCTTTGTGTAGAGTAAGTCATGGTAAGATCTGGCGTCTCTTTCATAGCTGGGCTAAAGCGCACATCTACAGATTTCGTTACTTTGCTTAAAGTTCTAAAGCAATAATTAAAATAACTACGACAGTAGGCTGTGACATCTAAAGGCACCGTGAAACTGGTTTCTAACCTAGAAGCATCTGTCACATAGTTGGCTATGCCTGGGACAGCTGTAGGTAATCTGAGATTACCGAGATCGAAGTGCTGTTGGCGGTCATCGCCGAGTATAATAGCTTTCTTTGGTCGACTAAGAAGAAACCAAAGGACCCTCGGATCGAGAGCAAAAGCCTCATCTATAGCAATGACCATATCTTCCGTGATTGTGGCGATTGCCCTCGCGAACGTCATTGCTTGTGGTAATTTGCCACCGTCCACAAGCATCTTTTTTATAGTTGGATCTCCTAAAACTTCAGCTTTCAATTTGTCATTATATTCATCCGCCAAGTGCTTGGTGGGCGTGACAATAGCGTCAACAAAGTACCGGTCCTTTATTATTTGCTTCCTGAGCCATGAGCTTTTACCAGCCCCAGGGTTGCCTAATACTGCTTCAAATTCCAATTGTTCTTTGAGGACTGTGTGATCTAGCATCGCTATGGCCCTCTCGTGCGATTTGTAATATTTTGAGTCCCTAGGCTGCTTTAAATCGGCTTTGAGTCGCGCCATTTCCACCTGCGCGTCGGCGCTTGTACATTGGTAAGTGTGTTTAGAGGGAGTCACCTCTCTGAGCAATTTAGGTACGTAAACATTCTTATGCCAATGGCCGTAATAATATTTATGTTCCGGCAGCTGGTCAAATGAAATGATCTTACCAGCCATCGCGGATGGAAATCTGTAAGGATGTCTGCATTCGCCGATTTCACACAAGCAGATGTTACATCCCTCCACT